TTAATATAGATACAAGACAGGGTGGACAGACTTATCTGTTTACTTTATTAGTGAGGTTCTGATGGCTAGAGCAAGAGGTATTGACAGTATTATTCCTGATATAAATAGTAATTTAGAATCAGATTTAAATAGATTTGTAAAAGCTGTACTTATTGATCTTTCAACAAAAAAGAATAGTCCTGTTGATACTGGTTTTTTTGCTTCTAGCTGGACTGCTGGTACTCAAAGACCTAGGCCAGATCAACCAAGAGAAAATTTTGCTCCTTGGAGTAATATAAAACCGACAAGAAGAGGAGATCAAAATAATCCAAATGCAAAAATTGAACCTAGATTTATAAATGAAATAGCATATAATTTTCTAAGGTATATATTGGTAATAGATCAGAATATGCAGCTAGAGCATTAGCTTCTCCAAGAAAACAAGGTTCTATACCTGGATATATTCAAGGAAAATTAGCACCAAAAATAAAACAGTTATTTACTGATAAAAAACCTAGGATCGCTATAGCAGAAACGGGATTACAAGGAGGTCAAGGTGGTATTGGTCAATTTGCAGATCCTAAAAAAGCATTTGCTGATTACACCGACTTATGACTTTAGTTAACACACGAGCAGCTTTTGAAAAAGCAGTAACAGACGCAGTTGCAGCAGTAGATGCTACTGTTGAAATGGTTTACGACAATATGGTTTATAAAACACCTGGAAAAACTAAAAAATATATTCTTATGTCAGTAGATTTTGCACAGGCAACAACTCAAACACAAGGTGCATCACAGGATTTTTATTCTGGTGTTATTCAATGTAATATTTACGTTCCAAGAGGAAAAGGCACTGCAACTTTATCTGCATTAGGAGAAGCTGTTATTGATGGGCTTACTTCTGTTAATGCTCCTGGTTATAGTGATACGTTTAGTTGTGATCCTAGAGTGCTTGATGTAGTCGGCCCTGCTCCTATCGAATTAGATGACTCTTCACACTTTCTTGGCTTAATATCTTGCCAATTTACCGCAAACGCTTAGTATACTAAAGTAAGTATACTAATTTTATGACTAGAGCAGTTGATCTTTTAAAGAACAAGTTTGGAGTTTCTCAACTTTACAAGCATGATGTAAAACAAGATGATGAGATTATTCTTACTATTTATTGGCATCCATTAACTATTGCAGAACGAGAGGCAATCCAGAAAAAAAGTAATTCTGATGATGTAAATGATTATGCTTTGCAAATGATGATTGAAAAAGCCATAGATAAAGATGGTACAAGATTATTTCAAGATGGAGATAAGGCTTCATTAAGAAGAGAAATATCAGCATCAATTCTTGAAGAAATACAGTTGGCTATGGTCAATGCTGGTGCTGATAAGGAGGTAAAAGAGGCTAAAGCCGATTTGAAAAGCTAATAAAGATTGGCAGTTTTTATTTTCTTTAGCAAAGACATTACATAAAACTGTAGCTGAATTATGTGAAACATTAACTATTGAAGAGATGATAGGTTGGGCTGCTTATATTGAGATTGAGCATGATGAATATAATAAACAAAAAGAACAAGCACAAAAAACTAATGCTTTAAGAGGTAAAAGAAGGTAAGATAGAAGAAATATTTTAATTTTTATAGCAAGTGGCTAATTATAACGTAGATATTTCTATTGCTATAAAGAATACTAATAAACTAACTGCGTTTAATAAACAATTAGAAAAGTCATCAAAAAGAGCAAAGGAGCTTAATCAAGGTTTATCAGAAATAACTAGAACTGCTAAAAGCAATTTTGCAAGTTTAAATAATTTATCTAATGCTTTAACAAACGCTCAAAAAGCATTTAATCAAACTGTTTTAGGAACAAAAGCTAGTGTTTTAGCTGCTAGAGATTTAGCTACAGCAGAAAGAATGGTTAATAAAGAACTTAAGGAAAGAACTGCTTTGATGAATAAATTTCGATTTCAAGGCAGTGGTAGTGCATTTAAAAGTTTTAGTCAATCAGCTAGTGCAATTTCATCACCTAATGTTTTAACTAATGCACAACAAAAATCTATAGCAAGACATAATAGAAAATTAGGAATTTCTCCTGTTACTTTTGGACCTCAACAATTTATAGGGCCTATGCCTATGCAGGGTCCTATGCCTATGCAAGGTCCCATGCCTATGCCACCAATGCAAGGTCCAATGCTTCCTTCGGCTGCTGCATCTATGAGAAGAGCACAAGCACGAGCATTTCCAAATCAACGTGGTAATTTTGGATTTGGTTTAGCTGGAGATCCTATTGCTAAATCTATTAGACGTAATAAAGAAAAACAATTTAGAGATCTTTTAAGAGAAAAGAAAGCTAATAAAGATATAAGAGATATAAAAGCTAGACAACTTAGATTAGAACGAGCACAAAATAGAGCATTAAAAGAACGTGTTGTAACAACTAGAACACTTGCGAAAACAAGTCAATCTACTAGTGGAGGTATGGGAGGAAGAGGCTTGTTTAGAGGAGGAGCTAGAGGTGCTTTAAGTAATGCAATGATTGGTGGTGGTTTTCCTTTGTTATTTGGTCAGGGTGCTTTAGGTGCTGCTGGTGGTGGTATTGGTGGTGCTTTGGGTGGAGCAATAGGTGGTGGATTTGGTTTTTCATTATCAATTATTGGCACTGCTATAGCTCAAAGAATACAAGAAGCTATTGATTTTAGAAAAGAGATTGAAAAAGTAAATATAGCTATTGAAAAAACAGGAGGTAATTCAAAATTAACCGCTTTCGATATTACTTCATTATCTAAATCGTTAAAAATTACAAAAGATGAGGCATTACAAGCTGCTAATGCTTTTGCTGCTTTTGGTGCTCAATCTGCGTTAGCGCTTGCAGAAACATTTAGAGACAGATCTACATTTGATTTATATGCAAACTTAAATAGAGATGCAAAAACTTTCATAGGAACAGTTGATACTTTATTCAAAAAAAATGAATTAGGAATTGACCAAGCACGAAAAGCATTAGGAATTTTAAATCAAAGAGGTTTGAAAGAGGCTTCAGTATTTGTTGAATCTTTGAAATTTCAAGAAAAAATTAAAAAAGAAATATCAGAACAAGTTCCTTTACAAGAAGATATTAATGCTGCTCAAGCTACTTTTGAATCTTTCTTTGACAAGATGAGTGGTCGACCTTTACAAAGTTTTATGTTGCTAAATAAAGAAAGACAAAAAGAAATTCAATTATTAATAACAGCAAAAGGACAGATGGAAGCACGAATTGGTACGGAGGAAGAAAGATTTCAAAAAAGAATGTCTAATGTCCGAGCAGAAATTGAAGCACAAAGAGAACTAACAAAAACGATAGAAAGAGAATTGATTATTCAACAACCTAAAGACGAACTAGAAAGATTATTAGATCCATTAATTCAAGTGGATTTATTAGGTAAAAGCATTGGAGCAAGTTTTTCTGAATCGTTTAAAGGTATTGTTCGTGGTTCAATGACAGCACAAGATGCTTTGAGAAATTTATTTATGCGAACAGCAGATCATTTCTTGGATATGGCTGCACAAATGTTAGCAGCACAGATAAGATCAGGTATTTTTGGTTTATTTAGTAATTTATTTGGTGGTTTTAGTATTACTGGAGGAGCATCATTAACAACTGCTTCGGGAACAAATATAGGAACAGCAGGTTTTATGCCTTCAAATCCTGCATTTAGAGGAGCTATGGCAGAAGGTGGACCTGTTAAAGGAGGCAGTAGTTATTTGGTAGGAGAACGAGGACCAGAATTATTTAGCCCAGGTGTATCAGGAATGATTACACCAAATCATGCTTTGGGTGGTTCAACAAATATCGTAGTAAACGTAGATGCTTCTGGTTCTAATGTAGAAGGAGATGAAGATGAAGGTAGAGCATTAGGTATTGCATTATCAGCAGCTATAGAGACAGAATTAATTAAACAGAAAAGACCTGGAGGTTTACTTGCATAATGGCTACTTTTCCATCAATCACACCAACATACGGACAACAGAAAAGATCCGCACCAAATACTAGAACAGTTCGTTTTGCTGATGGCTATGAACACAGAATATTATTTGGACTTGCTGCTCATCAAAATCCTAAAATATTCAATCTTACTTTCAACGTATCGGAAACAGATGCAGATACGATAGAAGGATTCCTTGATAGTCGTGCCAATGATAGTGCCAGCTTTACTTTTACTCCACCAGGAGAAGGATTTACAAAGACAGGAACTTACTCTCAATCAGGTACTACAGTAACAATTACGATTTCAAGTCATGGTGTAGCAGTAGGAGATGAACTTACTATTGACTACACAACTGGATCGGCAACTGATGGTACATTTCTTGTCGCTTCGGTTACTGATTCAGATGTCTTTACTGTTACTGCTGCTGCCAGTGCTACCAACAGTGGTAATGTTTCGATCACTTTATCTGGTGCGGGTCAATATGTTTGCGAGAACTGGAATAAATCTATACCATATAACAATAGAGCAACAATTCAAGCAACATTTAGAGAGGTGTTTGAACCATGAGCAGTTCTGCTATTGTTAGCAATCTTCAGAATACAAATCCGTCAGCAATAATTGAACTTTTTACCTTACAACTTGATAATAGTTTGCATGGTGCTACTACTATTTACAGGTTTCATGCAGGTAGTAGTCTTAAAGATAATGGAGAAATAGTTTGGGCTGGTAATAGTTATCAAAGATTT